TAATTCGAAATGTGTGACTGTATTATAATCAGCCGGCACAATTTTGCTATAATCAATTTGGTAGTTTTCAAACTTATTCTCATAGGCTCTCTGCTCATCTGGTGTGAATCCAAATGCTAACCAAAAAGAATATCTCGATGCGGTGGTGGGTTCAGCATATTTATGCTTCATGTTCCGTGCCAGCATGGCCATACCAGTCTGCATGGCTCCATGCTCATCCACCTTCGTCTGCTTGTTTGACTGTTTGTCATACATGTGATAGAATGATTGCATCATGGGAATACCGCTTGTCAAGCTAAGTCCACACTGACCAATTGCCTTGAACCAAACTCTTGCAGAGTTTTCGTTGTTCACTGGCAATACTGTCATAGTGTCCTTAGCGAGAGCTGTTCTGATATTTCGTACCATGGTGTAACCATTTGGTGTTTCGACGGGGTGCATTTGACAGAATTCAATCTGTTCTAATTCTTTGACTGGTGTTTCCACTGTCATTCTGAATCCAAATTCCACGAACCAGTTGTCGAACCCAGCCATTAGCTTAGTCAGATCGCGTTGTTCGCAGAAGATGACACAATCGTCACCGTTGTTTATGAGTTTAATGGATACTCGCCTTTCTTGGGCATATGTCCACACTAAGCCGCACATTAATAATACGTTGCCTAATGCGGTGTTCATGTCACCCGAGAATCTTCTACCCTCTACCTCATACTTCAACTTTCCATCACTACAATATCCTCGTCCTTTGTTGGCTATCTGCCACTTCAGTAGCTTGGCCAATTCAGGTGAATTGAATATGTTGTTGTATGTTGAGTGCTCCCACCGCAATGCTGACGGAGAACAATGCATGTCAAATTTGACAGCGTCAATGGGCACCGCAACTGGGTTGTCAAATGATTTCCATTTGCCAGCTACAATTCTACCTATTTGTTCTACGTTATATCCCTTCATTACTGTCGGACCATCTCCAAAAATCCTGGCTATGGCATTATATATCCTATGTTCCACTGCTTTGATGTACTTTCCTACCACCAAATTGTATCGTGGGTCACGTGGTTGTATACACCTGGGTGCCTTACCGGGTTTTCCTTTTTCTACCTTCACAAATGCCACACTAATGGCATCATCTCTGTTTACAGATTTTGTACATAAAGACTTGAAAGCGTTTTCATAGATGGTGCGTTTTCGGCCGGTATATGTATCCACTACTTCTTGTAGCGTTAACACGGATGGACTGCCAACATTTCTGATTACTTTATTTCTGAACTTGTTAAGTCGTTTGTACGTCGCTTCTTGAACCACAGGTGGTTCGACGAATTGACCGTCTATTTTACAATAGTACATTCTTTCCAATAATGCACACTCTAGAGTATTGATATCACCATTAAAAATTCCCAGACCCATGTCAGGTGATAGCCCCTCTAGATGGACATATGACCGGGTTTTCGCTCCGCCTGGATAGCGTTTCGTGATGAGGCGCGGATGCGTCAGTGAACTCTTAACTGACACCCCATCAACGCGCACCAGGCGTCCTCA